GTATTTGCAAGCACGTGGATTGATGATATTCACTTCTTTTTCTTCTGGATTACCACGAACATCTACACTTAAATTATCAATATTGTTTGGTGGTGTTGTAGCAGTAAGCAAAACATAAACTTCTTTACCTTCGCTATGTGTGCGACCTTCTACACCTTCAATATAGTCATCAATAACATCACGGTCAACAGTCCAGTGCGAACCCAAATCTGTGCGATTTAAATCTTCAAATTTTTGTAAGAATACAATACGATATAACACGCCACCTTGCTGTATTATAGCATCAACTTCATTGCTATAATCATAAATTTCAACTGCGCCACGACGACTATCGCCATAATAATCTGTCCAAAACTTCAATGCATCAGCAAAATATTTTGGATCAATCAGCCTATTGTTTTTTTCTTTTGCGGGCGATGGCAGAGTATTAAAATATTCCCACGTATTACGATCACGAACAACGGCAAACTCTTCTGGTTTAGCACCTTCGTTATCTATACGCCATTTAATACGATATTTTGTATACCAATCCTTTGCCTCATCATATGAATCAAAAAACTTTGCATTATCGTGCATATCGTTTGGCTTACCATTACGAAATAATTCAAAGTAGCCTGGTCCAGTATTAGATGGTTTGGTTTCTATTTCACTTATGCGCATTAGTTTGGTGTCCAACGATGTCGTGGAACCAGTTTAACATTAGGTTCACCTGTTTTGCCATATACAACATAACCTTCGCCGCCAGATTCGCCTTTGGTGGTTTGCTGAATATCACCAGTTTCTGCATCAAGTTGTGCAATAATGTTATCCTTTATTGCACGTAGATTTTCTAATACATTAAATGTAGCAAGAAATCCACGTTGATTTTTAGTAACCCATTCGGTAATTTTATTTTGCATAGGCAAACTTTGGCGACTGCTTGGTAGCCATTCTAAAAACTTATTAGCAAGTCCAGTAGTTGTGCCACTACGTGCCATTTGGTTATTAAAATTATAAAGTGCACCCTTGAACCCACTCATCTTCATAGCAGTAAGATTTTGGTCATTTAAGAAATTATCAATAGAGTTTTTATTAGTAGCGACATACTTTTGTAAGTTGCTTAATGCAGTTGTATCTATTTGTGGTTGTGATGCTGCATATCGTGGTCCTAGCACAATAAGACCAGCAGTTTTATTAAATGCACTAAAATCACTTATTGGTTGCTGTTCGTCATCACCTATACCAAACTTTGGAAAGTATGCATGACCAACTACAGCTGCTGTGGCTTTATTAATACGCTGCCCTAATTCACTTTTAGAACTTACAGTATATGTTACATTATTTGGTGTAAAACTGTAAGCACCATTTTGTAATTTAGGACGAGCCATAAACAGCAAATCACCATAAACATAACCACGGAAATCACTCGGTGTTGCGGCTTCAAACAGTGACCAAAGACTTGCAAACTCTGTTGCAAACCGTTGACGATTTGCAATTTCTTCTGGTGTTTCTGCTTTACCAGTTTGCATGATAAATCGTGCAAGTTCACTTGGTGATTGCGATTTACCATCTATGGTTTTCTTCAACCAACCATTGTGACCAACCATAATAAACTTACCATCAGGTTCACGACCCCAATAAACTTGTGGCTTGCCATCCCACTTCCAACGTATTTGCTGTGGGTTCCGTGATATATCAGCTAATTTATTGATTGCGTTTTGTGCGCCTACGCTGCCATCAATAAGAACAAGGTCTTCAATATGTTGGAACGCACGACCAACCTTTGGTGCTTCTGTTAAAATTTGGTTTATAAACATTATAAAATATTTATAGGTTTTCTAGAAACCAAATATATGTAGGCACTTGGAATGCTAAACGATACTCACCATTCCATCCTAAGTTTTTATAATTCTCTGGTAGTGGTTCTGATTCATATAGCGGATGAATAGCATCAATTGGATTGCATTGTTTATAATATTTTCCAAGACTATAAAACAAATAATCTAATTCAATGTCATCAATTTCTATTTGCTTAATGTTTAATAATTGGTCTGCAAGAATATTACCGCTTTCGTCTATAGGAGTATGGCGATTTTGTTTATCAATTAGTCTTATTTGTAAAACATGGTCGCCTTCAATTAAATCTTTACTGAAAGTGATGATCCTTTCATCATCACTTTCCGCCTTTTCTACAACTTCACCGCTTTCAATAAGTTCACCATTAAGTAGCACTTGATATTTTGGTGGTTCATTGTGCCAAACACTATCTAATATAACTTTAAACTCTACAAGTTCGCTTTCTGGTTCTTCACTCATTGTTTAACCTTTCTTAATGGCATCCTTGTTGATATTTTTATTTAACTTTAATTTAATAGGTTGTGGCACAGTACCAGGTGTCGCTGCTTGTTGAGTGTTTTGTTCAAGTGGATATTGTGCTTGTGGATTTAGATGATGTGGTCCACCATTGCTAACTTGATTTGTAAGGATTTTTTTAAGTTCTTCTACATTTCCTTCATACTTGTGATAACCAGTATGGTCAAGTTTAATGCCAGTATCTGCAAATACTTTACCGCCTGCCATACGCCACAGATAACAAAATGTCCAATCTTCACTAAGATAATTGTCATCTTTATCAATCATAGTATCAAATAGACCATACATAAGTGGTTCATACTGTTCACCAATACCAATATTATCACGATACTTTAGTTCTGGATGTAGGTTGATAAGTTGTTCAATAACATTACGCTTTACCATCATAAAACCAGTGCCAAGTGTGCTTACTTCTACAAGGTCGCCCATTAAAACTGGGTTTGGAACAGTGTTAATAACATAACGAATAGGAATACGCTTCATTGGATATACACCGCCAACAACATCTTGATTAGCAAGTAGTAGACGAATAATTGCTTCTGGATCAAAACCAAGGTCAACGTCAATAAACATAAGATGTGTTGCGGCTTGATTAAACAAGAACTTTGCAACAAGATTATTACGACCACGAGTAATAAGTGATTCGTTTACCATTGTATCAATGCTATAATTAAGTCCCATTTTACCTGCAATAATACCAAACTTAATCATTGCGATGAATGTAGCTTCATTACATTGTCCACCATACATTGGTAAACAAAAATGAATATGTTGTTTTCTTAAAAAATCTAGTGCCTCTTGTGGCAAACCAAAGGTATTGTCTTGTTGTTGATTTTGTTCTGTCATTGATCTTTCCATAAAGTGTAGATATAATTAGTTATCTACTGCAATTACTATGACAGAATTTTTATGTATTGTAAAGAACTTGGTTAATATTGCCAGCAGTAAAGTTTGTAATATGTGCACGGCACCATACAAAGTTACCAGTAAAATTAAAAAAATAATTGCCGGTAATTGCACTTGTTCCATTACCAATAGTAGTTGTAGTAATATCAAACCAGTCACTATCAGTTGGATTTTGTAACAGTGATGCTTGAAAATCTATTATACCAACAAAGTTAGTAAGTTTATAACTGACTGTATGCAACCCATCAGTATAGCCATAGTATCCGTTGCCTTTTAATTGGTCACTGCTAAAAGTAGTGTTACTGCCATTATATGGTCCACTTGCTTGACCATAAGCAATAGAGTTTAATACTACTTGTGGGATACTAGCCATTATTATTCCGCTTTTTCAATTTCAACAATTACATTTTCACCAACAAGTTCCTGAACAACTGCTTCAATACTATCAACAATGTCATCACGGACGATACTTGTAGTGTTTGAACTTTTGTCAGCAATAAGTTTGCTTACTTTGATAACCAAAACTTCTTCGTAGATTTTTGCCATCTTATGACTCCATAGTATTTATTCGTGGTTTACGTCCACGCTTTTTACCACCGCCACGTGCAGTGCCATTTGGCTTAATATCATAAGCAAGACCAAGGCGTGTAGGTTCCATACCATCAATTTCCATAATTTTATCCGTTGGCACACTGAACTTGCGGCCACTTCTATGACTTGCAATAAACTTAAAACTATCATCTTCCCAAATTACATTATCTACATTTAGGAATAATTCTTTTTCACTTGGCATACCACCAAACACTGTAACAGGACATTTAGCAAGTATTCTTGTTTTTTTGTTTATAACCTTCTTTTCAATTAATGCACGTGTTAAATCTGTATTCATTTCGCTATACTCTCTTTCTTAACATGTTTATAAATTTTATGGATACCATCCTGAAACATCATATACATCAGTGGAATGTTGTCACCACTTTTTGCAAATACACGAACAGCACCATAATAATAACTTGTATTAAAACCAGCAGCAGATTGCTTGCACCAACGCAAAAGTTCACTGCCCATGCTAAAATCATCACCATTGGTTTTAACAAAATTATATAATTCAAGAAGATTTTCTCGTTGTGTTTGCCTATTGCTATTACCTATATTTTGCCAACCCCAATAGGTATTAAAATCAATTTGATACTTGATATCAGGGTTATATTTCTTTTCAGCAATAAGTTTTACATCAACAGCAATATTGTCAAGTTTATCTAACTCATCAACATATTGTATATTACTTGTTGTCAAACCATAAACTTGTGCAAGCAACTCTGGATCAGCAAGAAATGCATCAAGAAGTGCAGTTTCATTGGTAAAAACACGCAACCATCCATCTTTACGAACACGTGCGGTTGGATCAAGTTGTAGAACTTTTTTTCGTAAAGGACTTGCATTAATATAAGAAAAATTTCTTATACTGCCATGTGGATCGCCAAGTTCCAAACGGAATCTATACTTGTTTTTATACCATGTTTTAGCTTCGGTTGTTACACGCCAATGTGGAATTACGCTCTTAAACTTTTCTTGATATTCAATCAGCGTTTGTTCTGTTACTGTCATTTTCTGCCACCAATTCTAACTTGTCATCGTGCAAGTCTACTTTAATAGTAACACCGTTTTGTGATTTGTCAAACAGTATTTTCTTTGCAAGCGGAACCTTAATATATTCATGAATTGTGCGACTCATTGGTCTTGCGCCAAGTTGTGGGCTATAACCCTTCTTGACAAGCCAATCATATGCAGTATCGGTAACATCAAGTGTAATGTTTTTACCTGACATTTGTGCTACAAGTTCAGCAATGAACTTTTCAGCAATCTTACGGATAGTTTTGCTATCCAGTTTGTTGAATGTAACAATCGCATCTACACGATTGCGGAACTCTGGACGGAAATGTTCTTTAACAGCAGCATCAACCGCATCACTACGATCTTGATTACCAAAGCCAATAACAAGACGTTCACTATCAGCGGCACCAAGATTACTGGTCATAATCAGTAGCGATTGACGGCAGTCAGCACGTTTACCATTTGTACCAGTGATGAAACCTTCATCCATAACTTGCAACAACACTTGTGCAACATCAGGATGTGCTTTTTCAATTTCGTCAAATAAAATAATACAATGTGGATTTTTGCTAACTTCACTGATAAGCAATCCACCAGCAAGATTAGCATCTTCATAACCAACATAACCAGGCGGTGCGCCAATCAAGCGTGAAATACTATGACGTTCTTGATATTCACTCATATCAAAACGCAACAATTTCATATTAAGTTTTTCACTTAATTGCTTTGCAAGTTCTGTTTTACCTGTTCCAGTTGGACCAAGGAACAAAAAAGAACCAACAGGCTTGTTGTCAGCTTTCAAGCCAGCTTGACTTACCCATACACGGTCAAGAACAGCATTAACGGCGGCATCTTGGTTATAAACACGTGCCTTAATGTCTTTATCAAGATTTGGCATAAGTTTCTGTGTATTTTCTGCACCAAGCTGTGACTCTGGG